GGTCCCCGCCCAGGACGACGTCCCGCTTGGCCCAGATGAGGCGAACTTCGACGTCGCCCCGCGGCGAGCCCAGGAACACCCCGGGCCACTTGGACCGCAAGCGCTTGATGTTCTTGTTCTCCTCGGAAACGTTCCGGATGTTGACGGCGCCGCCCTCGTTCACGTAGTGCTCCGCTAGTAACGTGAGCCGGTTACACCGTGCTATACGACCGTGCGCATGAATGTGCTGGCACGTAAAATCATAGTCCTCTTTTAAAGTGAGCTCCTCGTCGAAATTAATCGTACTTTCCGGTTGGCTCACGAATAAGTCGCCCACTACGAAATGCTCGGCCGCGACGACGTCCATCGCGCAGCCCTGCCCGGCGTTGCCGCACGGGTACGTGCCGCCTAACTTGGAGGACGTGGCTCGGGACTGCATATCAATATACTGGGCGGCAGCGCCGGGCGACACGGCCTCGATGACGCCTGCCTTGGCCCGGCGGTTCGCTTCGATCAACGACGCGGGCTTGGTCCACTTCTTGTCCTCCCGGCAGCTGACGAAGGAGATCTGCCTGAGGTCGTCGCTGAGCTGCACGCAGGGTTTCTTGAGCTTTCGCGCGAGTGCCAAGCCCTTATTTCTCGACGCGCACAGCTTGCCGCCCTCGATGACTTGACTCGCGCCGCCCTGTTCGTACGCCTCTTGGTCGCCCGCGGCCACTATCCACGTCACGTCGCAGCCCTTCAATGCGCTTTCGACCTTGACCACGTTCCCAGGTCTTCGGGCGGAGATAATACAGAAGAAGAAGTCGCTCAGCGGCCGCGCCTTGCCACCGCAGGCCTTTTTTATTAACGCGTCGCCCTTCTTGGTCTTCTTCCCAAAGGCCTTCTGGCCTTCCTTGATAAGTTGCGCGGGCGGGCGCGTATCCTCGTCCTCGTGTGCTAGTTTTGATTTTCTATTCTTCATTCAACCTTTAAATACCAAGATTATTTTTTTCTCACTAACTCATCTGTAAACAAAATCGGTCGTACGCGGTGCTTTTGACCGATATTGATACCAGGGGGCGTGGAGCGGCTGTAAAAAGGAGGTTGCGCCATTAAATATAAAATCCATATTCGTCACCTTGGACACGTTCCAATCATTGAGCGGTTGCTTGAAGGAGCTTGCCCTAATAAACATACCGTACATGTTCCTCACTTTTGACACGTTCCAATCATTAAGGGGCTGGTTGAAGGAGGTTGCGTTAGCAAACATGCCCTTGGTGTTCCTTAGGTTGGACACGTTCCAGTTGTTGAGTGGTTGGTTGAAGGAGGTTGCATTGTGAAACATACCTGTCATATTTGTCACATTGGACACGTCCCAATCGTTGAGAGGCTGGTTAAACGATGTGTAAAATCGATACATCGGTCCTTTGGGAACAGAGAAAAGTTTATACATATCAGTTACACGCGACACGTCCCAGTTACTTATATGTCCATATGTAGAAATAACAGTAGATTTTCTCTCTCCGGAACTGTCATTATAATCCCGAACCGCCTGCTGAATAGTTGTATTAGTCAACGGGACCTTGATATAACCTCTTATTTTCTCATGAATAGAACCACCGAATCCGCCGAGGTCTCTTTTAACCCGTCGTTCCAACTTTTTTGTCTTGATACTCTCTCGAATGTTCTCTATTTTCTTTTTTTTCGTAACCCCCCCGGCGAGTTTGTGTCTCGTGATTTTGCCGCGCATTTTTTTGGATTTGTTTTGTAATTTCAACGACCGTCGCGTCGACTTTTTCTTGGTGGGTTTCTTGGCTTTCTGAGACGAGCGCCGAACACGTAAATATTTCACAGGCATATCCTTTATTGTACTAACTTAAAAAAAAAAGGTTAATTTTTAAGTTCTCGGAAACATTGTGAACACATTGGGAACACAGTTATCGATACGGGTCATACCAGGGAGCGTGGAGCGGCTGGTTGAAGGAGCTTGCGCCTAAGAACATCGATCTCATATTCGCCCTATTGGACGCGTTCCATTTATCGAGCGGTTGGTTGAAGGAGGTTGCGTCATAAAACATATATTTCATATCCCTCACGTTTGACACGTTCCAATCATTGAGCGGCTGGTTGAACGAGCGTGCGTTCTTAAACATATTTTTGGCGTTCCTTACCTTTGAGAAATTCCAATTGTCGAGTGGTTGGTTGAAGGAAGTTGCGTTATGAAACATACCAGTCATATTTGTCACATTAGATACGTTCCAGTTGTTAAGTGGCTCGTTAAACGAGAAGGGGGTGGCATAACTGAAAAGCTCATACATATCGGTCACACGCGACACGTCCCAGTTACTTATATGTCCATATGTAGAAATAACAGTAGATTTTCTCTCGCCGGAAATACGATAATCCTGAACTGCCTGCCGAATAGTTGCATTCGTCAACAGCGGGACTTGGATATAACCTCTTATTTTCTCATGAATAGAACCACCGAATCCGCCGAGGTCTCTTTTAACCCGTCGTTCCAACTTTTTTGTCTTGATGCTCTCCTGAACGTTCTCTATTTTCCTTTTTGTCGTAGCCCCCCCTAGGAGTTTGTGTCTAAAAATTCCTCTTTCATCCTTTGTGTAACTCTTTTGGATGCCAGTGGTGTTCGTAAATTTGAATTCGGAAAGATTCTCTCTCTTAGCCATTTTTATGTATTCTTGAAACGAATCCATTATTTGTATGTATCCTTGTTTTATTACCATATTTTTTTTTCTTAATTTAAAGCAAAAATAGTATATTTGAGCTCGTTTTAAGATATGGTTAGAATCACGCCTGCTTAACAAAACGCTAATAAAATAAAAATGAATACTAAAAATGGTTTTGTTTTTACCTTTTCTGTTGACATTAGTTGTAGTGTTTATATTTGCAATAAGCTTTGTAATAAACAAAAATCCAACATCTTCTTCAGAACCAGTTTCGTTATTTGTCGTCCCAGAGACGTTTAACGTAACTCAAGCTCATAATACGATTGACGCTGTGGTTTACATTAATCTTGCTGAACGAAATGATCGAAAACTGCACATAGAAAAAGAGCTAGAAAAACTAAGTGGAATTTACAAAACAAAGGAAAGAATAGACGCGGTAAAACATGAAGTCGGGGCCAAGGGGTGTGCCCTGTCTCATATAAAAGCACTAAAAAGAGCAAAAACGAAGGGTTGGAAAAATGTTTTGATAGTTGAAGACGATTTGACATTTAATGAAGACAATGCTTCTTTATTAATTGCTTACGTGACACAGTCGCGTGATTTTGACGTTCTTCTGATTGCGGGCAACATTAAATCGTCGTCAAAAAAAGAAACTCTCGGGTTAGCAAAGGCTCTTAAAGTTCAAACAACAGCTTGTTATTTAGCAAGGGCACATTACTACGATATTCTAATCGAAAATTTTGTCGAATCAAATAAAAATTTAAAAAGCAAACAAAAACAAAAAACATGGGCCATTGACAAGAACTGGTTCAAATTGCAAGGTAGAGATAATTGGCTACTATTCGAACCTACGCTCGCTCGACAACGACCAGATTACAGTGATATTGAAAAGAAAAAAGTTAACTACGGCGTCTAGGAAAATCTTTGATATAAACAACAAACAACCCAATGGCTTCATACAACGATTATCTAAAAATGGCCAAAAAAGAAAATATCAAAGAATTTAAATTCACGAACATGGGTGGTATTCAACAAACGTATCTCAAAGAAAATGGACAGTTTCGCTTGAAAGGTGGTAGTACGCAGAGTCAAAGACGATCGAAATCGAAACGATCGAAAAAGTCTAAAAAGAGAAGAAGTATTCGTAAACAGAGAAGGTACAAAGCAGGAGCTGCCACGGGAGCGGCTGTTTTGACGACAGCGGCGCTTGTAACGGCTCTTCGGCGCGATAACGATACACTGACACGAGAAGCAGTGGAGCGTAGTTGGGATTTCGACGGAGATTTCAGAATTACGACGCATCTTTAATTTTTTAAGTGGCGCTAAAAATATTTTTTAAACAGTTTTATAACGACATACTCCTCTCTGGCACTTAAAAAGAAATATCCGAATATAGTTGATTTTTAAAGCAACATAATATTTAAAAATATAAGGATGTTAACATGAGCCTTCAAGCCTTATACATCAATGGCACTAGAGACAGCAATGGACTATCCGCTCACGTCGATAGAGAGAATCGTATTCTTTCTGACGTGTGCAGTCCACTTGGCATAGAATGCAGCAGAACCCAGGCCGTGTACGTCGACGAAACGTTTAGTTATTGTAAAGAATCTGATTTTAATAGAAAACACCGGAATGATACACATGTGAAGGGTTTGTCACAAGCGCACCGGATTGCTTTAGAAAAAGTAAGTTCTGGAAAATACGGAAATAAAGTTATTATATTTGAAGACGACGTTGTGCTTCCCGTAAAGGACGCGGAAAAGGTCAAAACGATGGTTCATGATTACGTAGCTAAGATGGACGACGATACCGATATCGCATATCTAGGCAACTGTCACCGCAAAATGTGTGCCCATGCATATGTAGCAACAAGGGAAGGGGCAGAAAAGATTCTGCGTCAAGGACTCCATGGATTTTGCAATAGTGCAATGGACGCGATGCTTAAGGAACAGTGTCTCGGAAATCTTAAGTGTACGTATCCGAAAAACATTGCCGCGAATCTTGAAGTTAAAACAGATAGACAAAGCGGACTAATATATCAAGGGCTAGAAACATTATTGGGATCCGTAAAATTAACGCCAGATGGGAATCATTTAAAAAATAAAGATTCTGTTGATTTCAACAGCTTGTACGTCGATAAACCGCCTCATTTGTAGATACCATCCTCAATTTTTTTTTGGAATGAATTTACCTTCACTATATTATGTCTAAACTTATCTTTATCATACCAATCCAGAATTATGTTGATGTTTTCGTCTACATTACTTGTTAAAATATCTATATCATCGTTCTTATTAAAACTCGGCAATTTCTCATTAAACTTTGTAAATAACTATAATATTTTCAAATTACAACACTATGATTCTATTGTTTTTTCTAGTTCCCCTCGTAATTTTGTTGATATGTGTTTTTATAATCCTTGTACTGACATCGACAAAAAAGGAGGACAAAGATCTGAATTTACGTATTCGGACGCAGTCCTTAAAAAAACAGACTAAAGATTTACGAAATATCGAGGAATTGTTCACGGCAAAAAGATTTGACTTACCTATGAAGTACATTTATGCAAATTATAGAGAAAGAAATATTAACTCTGATTTTGGATTGAGACTATATAAAGAACATCTTAGAGTGTGGAATGGATTTAAAGAATGGAATCAACCAAAAAAAAATACTTTTGAAAAGTTTAAAACCACATTTGATAAAATTTTAGATTCTATTAAGAGAGATGGCTTTGATGGAAACAAATCGAAGATTAATATTGATTCTAATAATAATTTGTTAAACGGGGCACACCGATCTGTTGCGTGTGCATTATATAATAAGGAAGCAAAGTTTCACGTTGCTAATCAAAAACATGGGCAACTAAACTGTGGATACAAAATGTTTCAAAAAAAGGGACTAACGTCCGGTTTTTTAGATGCGGCTGCATTGCAATTATGTAGAATGAACAAAAATTCGTTTGTTGTTTGTTTATTCCCAGCCGGCAAAGGTAAAGATGCTGCTGTTGAAAAAATTCTGACAAAGAATTGTGAAATAGCATATAAGAAGATTGTTCATCTAAATTCTAGAGGTGCTTTTAATCTATTGCAACAGGCGTATTGGGATGAACCTCTTATGAACACAAATAAGAACATAACTACCAAGGCTAAAAGGTGTTTTACAAACGATGATTTATTAAGGGTTTATTTAGTTCAAATTGATAATTTAGAGTTAGCAAAAGAATGCAAAAGGCAAATTAGAGAGATTTACAAAATTAAGCACGATTCGGTTCATATAAACGATACACATCAACAAGGGCTCACATTAGCTAGAGCTTTGTTTAATGATAATAGTATTCACTTTATGAATAATTCTAGAAAAACACATTATCCAAATTTTATAGAACAAAAAAATTATTTTAAAGATTGGATTTCTAAAAAACGGTTAGACATTGAGGATTATTGCGTTTCTTCCAGTTCTGTTTTATCCGCGTATGGTTTACGACAGGGAAACGACTTGGATTATCTTCATAATAGCGAAGAAATAACGGGCCATACAATGATTCAGAGTCATAATAATTACGGGAAGTCAATATATCACACACATATACATGATATCATTTACAATCCGCAGAACCATTTTTATTTCAACAATATCAAATTTGCATCGTTGGATGTTGTCAAAAAACTAAAGCAAACAAGAATGGAGAAAAAAGATGTAAAGGATGTACAACTAATAGATAAACTTTATGGTTTTACTGAGCGTTCTGAACTATAATTTTAACTTGTCTATAAATACAAACAACATCATGTGATATTTATTATATATAATCTAGTTTTAATTTTTTTTTCTAGTAGCTAAAAATGGGAATTTTTTAGATTCGGATAAACCATAGGTTTCATCCGTAATAATAATTGTTCCATGTATTTTTCTTGCCACACTTAAAATAGATTGATCATGTCTATTATCTTTAAAATATTCTCTTTGATTGTTATTATAATAATCAGTAATTATTAAATTATCTTTTCTTATTTTATTAATACAATCTTTAAAAATACTAATAACAGCATCGCATTTTTGCATAATCATAACAGTGGCCATTAAATGATTGGAATTTTCTATTTCATGATTTTCTGGAATATTAAATGAATTAAAAATTTCTTTTGTAGTCCATATTCTCTCTGGATGTGTTAATTGAAAAGAAATAATTTTATATTTATTATTTTTTATCATTTCAATATATTCATTAAATCTCTTTTCACCATTTGAATTAATTGAACATCCACAATCAGCATATATTAAAAAATCATTGTTATTTATTTCTTGTAATTTGTTAAGAATTATATCAAATTTCCATATCCAATAACCACCTCCTCTGTTCATTGATAAAATATTTTCAAATTCTTTTACAAAATTACTGGTTAAATCTTCTTTTCCATAACATTTAATTGAATCAAACCAATTTGTACTTATTGCTTCATTATATATTCGTTTTTTAGCAATTTTATAATTTTCATCACCATAAGAAACAAAATGTATTTATTCAATATCTATTTTAAATGATTTAATTTTTTCACGAACTACTTCAAATAAGTTATATTTTTCAAGTATTAGACGCCTTGCCTCTTTCATAGCAGCAACATGTTTATCTGTAATTGGCTTTTTTAGTATTTCGCGCACATCTTCCATAACATTTTCTTTTTCTATATCGATAACATACAAACTATTTTCTGGAAAATATTCTAATATATTAGGGCAGCCGCAATAAATGGGCATTGTAAGACATAGAAGCGCTTCAGTAATCTTTTCACTGAAGTAGTTTTTAGTTTTTGAATTTTCAATGCATATAGAATATTTGTAATCAAGAAGACCCTTCTTTTTCTCTTTTAGTTCCCCAATATAGCTATTTTTAAGGCCATTCTTCCATCCCTTTCCAAATATGTCAACCAGTTTAGTTTTATCAACCTCTTTGGCAAAAGCTACTCGTTGTTTATAAATTCCTTGGCTTGGTGATTTAGAAGAAACAATCATGGAACATAATTTATTTCTTGACTCGTATTCTAGATTTTTGGCTTCGTCGTACGACAAACAACCTTGGCCCTGTGTAAATACTACCGCGTGGATGGTATCTTCATAAAATGAATTATATTTTCCAAAAGGCTCTCTCGGTAAAATTATGAATTTCTTTTTCTTATATTTGTTTTCACTTAAACCATCCATGCCAATAATATAATCAGCTTCATCCACATTTGCGGTGGATCTTATATTCTTCCAATGCCCCTTACTTGATGGCGTTGAATTGTCACATCTCAATTTGTATTCTCTAGAATTACATCCTCGCCATGTACAGTCGAAGAAAACCGCCACACTGTTCGATAGCTTGGTAATGTTTTTTTGGAAAATCTTATCACACTCTATTTTTTCGACCAATGAATAGTCGCGCTGTTCAAAGAAATTAATCAATTCGGAATCATTATAATTATCTTCTATTGTTATTACGTCTATATTGTACTTTGAAAAATCTAAAGTACTTAATATATCTAATTCGCTTCCTTCCGTGTCAATAGATAGAAAATCAACATTTCTAATATTATGCTTATCCAATATATTATTTAATGTTACTGTTTGTACATCTACAATTTTAAAACCTTTGTTTTCTTTGTTTTTAATGTCTTTAGAAATTCTTTTCTGGTGCTTTGAATCATACTTATTTACTAGACCCGATAATCCTAGTCCATATCCAGAAATGTCCATAAATTGTGTTTCTTCTTCCACATTGGATAGTACTACATTTTCACATATACAACTCCTATTTGCTTTTAATTTTTCGAATGCAGAGGGTCGAGCTTCTATTGCTAGACCAGTCCATTTCAAAGTTTCCTCAAAAAACTTGCAATTACTGAATCTAATACCATCATCGGCACCTATTTCTAAGAAAACCCCGGGGGTTTTTTTATCTTTAAAAAACCGTTTGTAAACAAACTTGTCCTGTCCGTGCTGGCTATAAAATTTCTTTTTTGATTCTAGATTTACCGTTTTTGCGGCTTTCAAACTGATAAACTTGGTTTCAAATTTCCCGGGTGTAGAATACGCATTCAAATATTTCGTGAAATGGTCCTTTATCGTATCATCACTTGGTTGTGCGTACGCTGAAAATTCCACTACGATGCGACGCGATGTTTCTTCCCTGGTTTCTATACTGCCGTACGCATCTCGAATTGCTATGAGCAGGGTATTCTTTACTTCTTTATTTTCGAATTCTATTTCAAGTGCGTACTTTGATTTTTTCTTTGAAGAAACCATCCGAACCCCTCGTTTCTTATTTCCGTCTTCTTTCTTCATTGATCTTAATACAAGAATACATATGAACAAAATTATTACGAGCACTACGATAAACAACACAATCATAATTCAAACTTTTGATTCAATCTTATAACTTGGAAATATTTTTAATTTTTTCAAGGCCTTTCAAATATGCAACACGCGGCGTTCTGTTGTCTTTGTTCGTCATTTCTCGATGTGGATCCACTAAACACCTACAAACGGGACATTTTGTACTTTGCAAAAACCACGAATAGAGACACTTCTCACAAATATGATGACTGCATTCCAGAGTTTTAAACTTTCGAACTCTCGAAAGACAAATGGGACAGTCGACGTTTTCGGTCATACTTCCTTCTTTTTATATAAAATAATAATAATATAATACATGAAAATATTTGTTTTTGCTCTTGCAATTGCGGTTGGGATAATTATCTTCAATTTTTGTTCGACAACAAAAATTAACACCTCTCTAGATTTTCACAGAAGCATCGACAGTCACGCAAATCCGTTCAGGACACGAATTTTCGTCTTAATTCACTGTACCGATGCTTCAAAAGCTGCAGACCAAATTGAAAACATATTTTTAACAGCAGAATATCCCAGGCTTACAACCGTTGGAGTTATACAAACTTTATCAAAAAATATATCAGAAACTCCGACAAACAACATTATATCTCTCTTGAGGCAGAAAAATCTACATCATTTAGATTCAAACATTAGGATATCATTAACGAAGAACACAAACAAGTATTCGTGTCTACAAAAAGGGATCGAAGAATTACTGACAGATGAAATTTTCGTATTAACAGTTGATGAAAACGTGACTCTGCCGAAAAAATGGGATAGGATGGCTCTTGATTTGTTCGAAACCAGCGACGGGCAAAATTACGTGTTTTCAGCCACGAATAGTGGTGATTTTCCTGTCTGTACGGGTAATTTACACGGAATACCTCATTTTGAAACGAGAAACATATCTTTCAATCACGAAAATCTTGCTTTCCCTATAATTACAATATTCCCTGAATTTTTTCTCATGAAAGCGCATCAAGCTAGAAAAGTATTCAGTGAAAACGGCGTATACGACACAGTTGTACCAGAATGGGCAATTCCTGCGATAGTATCCAGTGCATGTCACGATCAGAATTACAATATAATTACGCTACATCGATTTAAAGTATACAAATTTGAAAATAAAAAAGAAAAGGAAAACTTTTCTCCAAACCTGTTAAAATCTAAAATTTCTTCAGCATATCTGCAATATATTCAATGGGACTTCGAAATTGATGAACCTGGGCCATTGACTAGACTTGGGCTTTCTATTGATTCCACACCTCTGGAGAGACGTATAAAATGGGGGGACGAATCTCATCAAGACCATGCTATGAAGATCGCATCTGGTGAATATTGACCTGGTAAAAAGACGAGATCGCAGGCTCTTAACCGAGCATTTTTCTTCTTATCTCGTTGTTATGTATACCTGCTGCATGAATGACAAGTTTTTTGGTGTTTTTATTTCTTGATTGAACATTAAGAATGGAAAAATGATCATCTAAGTACTTTCGCGACTTTTGTTCGATCAGTTTATCTAAACATCCCTGATCCTTAAAATTCCAAATTCCGCACCCATGCTTTCTACAATCCTTGCATTTCTTTCCAGTTAAAATTTCTCTTGCGAGTTCTATGGTAAAATCGTTGTTTTTGAAACACATATACCCTGTGTTGAAAACGTAGTATTTGTGTTTTGCGTTGTGATAGAGTTTTCCAAATTTTCCACTTACTTCATTTCCAAATGTAACATCGGTATCGTTTGACATTAAATACTTATGATGCTTGTTAACCACTGCATCCCCGTCGATGTAAACTATATTCTTATTCCGTGGGTCTCTTGCTAGCTCTAAGAAGACCCTATACCTTAGAAAATGTGGCATTTCGTCTTCTTTTGTTTCGGGAACAAACAATTTATACGCATACCCGTTTTGTTTTGCCCAAAATTGATTTTTTCTCGAGCTCAAATAGCCTATTTTATCTCCATAGCGTTTGTCGAATGCTTGGTATATTATTGTAGTCGCCGGGTCTAAAATTATTCCCTCTCCAAGCCGAACATATGGACGTTCCGTTTTGTTTTTAAGTCGGTGGGCATTTATTGCAACTAGTTCAGCTGATGTTAAATCGTAAGGTTTGTAAGCATAAGAAACGCCGAAGCCAATTAAACCAGCCATGAGTATGAAATAACAAACCAAAGCAACTACGAACACGATTTTTGAGCCAAAGTTCATTTAATATTCATATTATTTTTTTTCACTAGATTTTCACTAGATTGTGTTCAAACACGATTTTTTTTCTCTTCAATAGATTAACACGATGAAGATTGATAATCGATATGAAGTTTCAGGAAAATTGGGACACGGAGCGTTTTCAAAGGTTTACAGCGCTACAGATATTATAACAGGTGGAGAAGTTGCCATAAAAATTGATTTATCAAATATTCAAAGTGGAAAACGGCGGAAACCGCTTGCTGAATACGAGGCTGCTGTTTTGCAAGAAATTCACGCAAAGGGGCGGGTTCGTGGCGTGCCTAGATTATTTTGGAATGGAAAAATTACCACGAAGAGTGGTGAATATCCTGCAATCATCATCGACCGCTTGGGTCAAGATCTGGAGAATGTGTTAGAATTCAGGAAAAAGCTTTCGCTCACGGAAGCAGCGAAAATTGGCATCTCTCTTCTAGACATTTTAAAAAAAATCCACAAAAGCGGATTTATCCACAGAGATTTAAAGCCAGCAAACATAATGTTAGGATTTGAAGATAACAATGTTTACATAGCGGACTTCGGCCTGTCCAAGAGGTTTGTGAATTCTTCAAATAAGCACATTCCGTTCTGCGACAACAAATCTGGTGTAACGGGAACGATGAGATACTGCAGCACTTATACACATTTCGGTGTCGAGAGCAGCCGGAGAGACGACATGCAAAGTCTTTTGTTCATCGTTGTTTATTTGACTAACGCAGAACTCCCGTGGCAGTCTAAGAATATAAAAAAGGGAAACGTGGGTTCTGTGAAAAGCAAATGCGTCTTTGATGGATCTTTAACAAAAAACATGAATCCCCATTTGCATCGAATGAATTTGAACATTAAAAATATTCAATTTTCAGAAGAACCCAATTACAATTTTTTGCGAACATGTCTGGAAAATATTGTTGCTGAAAATTAAAATTCTTAAATTTAAAAAACTATTTGATAAATTAGGCGTGCGTTTGCTCATCAATTTTTTTTGTAATAGCTAACATAAAGACAACGACTACGATTTTCATCTTGCATGGTTTATATCCTTCATTACAGCTTTGGAATTGAAAAGGTATCTGATAACGAAGCCTAGAAAGAAAAATAATCATGACGTAGTTAAAAATTAAAACGCCTCTTTGGCGCAATAGGATAGCGCGCAGGACTTCTAATCCTGAGGTTGTCGGTTCGAGTCCGACAAGAGGTTTTTTTTATTTTTTAATATAACATGACGAAATGGATCTCGAAGAAAACTCATTTTCTAAGATCGAGCCTGATTGTGAAGAGCAAGAACAGGAAATAGAAAGTCTCATTATCCCACGCAGTTTTGTAAAAGAAACAATTGCAAATGAAAAGAAATCCAAAGTTTCACACAAGGGACAAACGGTGAAAGTAAAGGGCACTGTAAAAATAGGACCAGATTCATTACGAAATGAAAAGTTCGGTTCTCTGAGTTCCGATGATAGAATAGGCGATTTACAAGCCGACGTGGATTCTTGTATGGACAATTCAACCGACGCCAAAATCAACACACAAAAAATCAACAACACTTGGAAATACAATAAATTTGACGATAGCGCCTTGGATGCATGTGAGAGAGACGATGAACAGTTTCACATTAGATTGCTGTGGTTTCGAGATCAAAGTAAATGGAGGCACAAAAAGAAACAAGATTGTTTTTATCTTTCAACTCCAACAAATGGTTGGAAACCCTTGAACAACTTTAACGTTAAAAAAACTTCAGATATCGGATACCTTGAATGTCCTGACGGTACGTGTACTTGGATCAAGTGGACTCAAAAAAAAAATGGAACTCTCGCCGCTGCAAGAACATTTGAGCCGAATACAATGGTTGGTTTCTTTAAAGGACACCAGACGAGTCTCGAAAATCCATCGACTTTGTCAGATATACAATTTCTACGGCCTTTGGAAGTATGGGATCAGTTCTGTGAAGCAGATGATCAATTATTTGACGAAGTTTTAGATTTGTTAAAACGGACAACTTCTTCCGATTCCTTTGGTTTGGCATATTCCATTTTCAGATCGTATAGAGAACATAAAATGAAAATTTGGATACGACCAAAACAAAATTCGTGTGGTCTGTGCAAGTTTAATATGACTTTCGACAAAACAAAGGCGAACGCTAGATTTGATTCATATGGATATTTGATAACAAGCAAAAAAGTAAAAAAGGGAGAAATATTCTATGTCTTTAATCCAAATAAAGCGCATCTACTTCAAGAAAAGATGTTAGAGCTTAAGAAAAGGCTAGACCGAACGGTTCAGAACGAAGATGCGGCCTTCAACGACGTGTTCAACGATTTGGCCAAAGAAATTGATATCGTGGCATTCGAGCTCGCACAAGTACAAGACCGAAATTTAAAAGATAAACTTTTAGATGGTGTGGAATACGAAAGTATGGCAACTGATTTCTTTATGAACGAATCTCAATCACTACCCATACATTTGGAGTTTAAAAGATTATCAAACAATCTTCTTTACGAAACATACAAAATAATTGACCATAATCCTAACAGAGTAGAACTCTTATATTTTGTAGACAGATATAACTGGATCGCAAATTTCGAAAAACTGAAAAATGAAAACGAATGTAAAATTAAATTCAAAATTCCAAGCGAAATGTTGATACAAAGAGATTCGAAAACGAAATGCACGTGGCATGAGTTGAGCAAAAACACAAAGACGTTAGAATGGACAGCTGTCATCAAAGATAACGACAAATTCAAATTAATTGCCAAAAAAGAATTTCGAAAAGGAGATTTAATCGGGTATTTTGAGGGAGAAAGAAAAGAGGGTAGCGGAGGGATAAAAGAATTGGCAAACTCGGTTGTTCCTAGTATTTTAAAGAATCAACAAAAGATGATGGATCTAAGAAGGAGAATTCCACCACAAACTAAACTTTTTGTATCCGGGAAAACCCCGGCGCAACACGAATATCACAAAAAAAATTTATATGGAATATCAATCGACGATCTTTATCAACGCACAATGGGAACTGGTAGTAAAAAGGTTCGAGAACGGCTTTCTACGATATTTAGTAAACACTGGATAAAGTATCATATCAACAAAACGGATGGAATGGTTCGATTCCCTGTCGGAGTTGATGGATCAGGAGGCAAGCAGGGTGGTGTCCAGTTTTGTGCCGATTTAGATTATGATCAAAAAACAAGTAAATACACCAAAACTTTGAATAATGCTGAAATGTTAAAAGACGGCTTTGTTGTGGCTACAAAAACAATATACGTGGGCGCAGAAATTGGATTTAGATTCGGAAAGAATCATTATGACGGCAGCAAAAGTGCCGTAGACACGAAGAAAACAACTGTTGCTGGGTCTTGCAATTACAAAAGAGATACCCAAGTTGAAGATCTATTAAAACATTTACAAGATATCCAAAGTAACTGAAATTTTAGAGGACGCAGATGATTATTTGAAAAACTTAAATTTTACACCTACAAAAGTTTCTTATCTGGAATAAAATTTTTTAGTTTATGTGCACATATGAGGTTTAATAAGGAAGAACTGCAAAGTGAAGCTACGTTCTTTACATTTAGGTTATACAGGTTTTCTTTTTCTAATTTTGAGCTAGCAAAATCCGTAGAGGTTCGAACAATCTTGTGCAAAATCTTTCTTTTTTGGTCAATTATATACTGGGTTATGAACGGGTTAAACGTAGTGGATGGAATCCCCACCTCTTCACCCACGATGATAGCGATGGCCCCACCTAGGCTATATCCAATGAGATGAACTGGTAGTTTTCCCAAATCTCTTTTTATTCTTCTAATTTGATTTTTTGCTTTTTGCACACGGTCAATATCTTCGATGTTTTTGTTAATGAATAAATCATAATCTGCTTTCACATCTCTTAGAGTTTTTTTTCTAGTTCCCCGATAAGCTATCGTGATATTTTCTTTGTCGTCAATCAATACCAAGCCATATTTTGTTGAATATTTCTTAACTAGTGTCATTTTCAACTTTTGCTTCGTTAAGTATTTTACGGTATCGCGACATCCGTTTGTCTTCCACTTGGTCGATGCAACAATCATTTTAGCTTTTGCAATTTCGTCTTTTGTTAATTGTTTTAACATATATGTTCATTCTTATCTAATGGTATAAAAAAGTAAGCATTTCCATTCTCTAGACTTTTTTTTTAATTTAAATTCATTTTAAGTTCATTTTTCATTCATCGCCAAACAATGAACAAGACCATATATTATGGAGCTTCAAACCAAGAACTCGTCGTGAGCTATGAAATAGAAGACAATATAGATGCACATCTTGAAATAAATAACAGGGGTAAAATTCATTGCCCTATCACTGGAGACGAATACAATATCTGGAAAATCCATAATAAAGATTATGCCATTCGCTTAGATTATGTAAATCTAATAAAACAACGACTTGGTGGTCTTTAAAAAAGTCCGTTTTGTAGAAACGCCCGCGGACGAACTTTAAAAAAATTATCAAGTTCTTTCACAAGGGATTTTACTATTAAAAAAACTCCCGCCGAGATCTCGTTTAAAAATCTTCATTGACCGCGAAAGTAGCATCCGTAAAACTTGATTCTTTGCTTATATTCGCAAGGGAGTAATTTGAGTTCCGTTTTTCGAAGAAATTTACTTTTCCAAAGTTTGTAAAAGCTTGAAGTTTCATAAAATCTAGTGGGTTTTCTACGTTGTAAATTTTTGGGACCTTTAACATTGTGCACAAATAATCCGCGACATATTTAACATATTGTACCATCGTTTTTGCGGTGATGTCGATTAATTGGTTTGATTCCGGCAAAGCTTCTTTTACAAATATGGACTCGACTTCGACGGATTCTTTGATAATATTATGAATTTCTTCTATTTGTAACTTGTTTACGAGTTTAGAATATAACAAACACGCAAATTCACAGTGCATACCTTCATCACGAGATATAAGTTCATTACTAAAAGTTAAACCGGGCAATTTACCTTGCTTTTTTACGTAGAAAATTGCGGCAAAACTCGAACTAAAGAACATCATTTCCACACACGCAAACCCAACAAGACGCGTGGCGAATGTCTTAGTCTTTGGATCCATCCATTTAAAACACCAATCTGCTTTCCTCTTTACGGAATCGTAGTGTTCTATTGCGTCGAATAATTTTTCTTTTTTAATTTCGTCTTTTACATAAGTGTCAATGAGCAAACTGTATGTTTCAGCATGTATGTTTTCAATAGCTATTTGCATTCCAAACCACGCCCTCGCCTCGGGCAGCTGAATCTCTTGACTAAAATTTTGCACAAGGTTTTCTCCAACGATTTCGTCAGCTTGACTAAAATTTGCGAGTACTAATTCTAACCAATGTTTCGTTTGATCATCTAATTTTTCCCAGTCGTCGATATCTTGAGAAAGCTGCACTTCTTCTGCCGTCCAGAAACATGCCTCTGCTTGTTTATACGAAGACCATATGTCCATGTCTTTAATTGGAAATAAAGAATATCTTTTTGGGTTCGGGGTCAATAAGGGCTCCTGTTTTTTTTTCACAATTTTACCAATTTCTTTATAAGATAAAGCCATGAAGAAATTTCAGTCTTGACATTTACAAGAGAAAAAAATCAATAATCTAAACTCGTCTGAAACATGGTTAAAACTATAGGATACATCATTTCAAAAATGGGATTTAATTTTTTCCTAGACGATTGATTTGAACTTCTTCACTCCTTCTTTGCAATAATTCCGACTCATGAATATTTTTTAAAATTTAAATTTAAATTGTTTTTTTTTGGCAAAAAAATGGTAGTCTTTTCGTGTTCTCGTAAATGTTGTCCCCGTAAACGCGAGCGCCCCGAATCATTCACTCCCGCGCGGGGGGCGAAGAGGATGAAAGATTACGGGGACGCTCTCAATATTTTAAATACGGCCGATACATTTAGGACGCCGTTGGAATTGATCAAGGCCGAGAAGGTTATT